CATTGGGCTGAATGGGAATAGTGTAATGCAAAAGAGTTTATAACACGTAATTTTTTCCATATTAGTTCTCCCACAACTTGCGCCAGGTCCTCTTTACTGATTAAAATCGGATTGCCATCCTTATCCAAAGCACGGACATAATTTATCTCTTTTTTCTGAGGAAGTGCACTTTCGACTTCCTTCATTGTTTTTATAGCTCCCATGATTGTTTTGAATTTAAATTGAACATTGTTTTAATCTTTTCTGAACACCACATCCTGAATCTTCCAGTTCCAGGTCTTGTCGTCCTTCTTCCCGCTGTTATGGAAATTCAGGGCTGACTTAATGATGTTCTCTTTTAAATCGTTTTTCTTGAACTCGACTTCCGCCTTCTGCGGAAATTCCTTTACCTGCGCGGTATCTACCGAGATAACCAGCGCAACCAATAATGTGTCTAACATAATCCTTTTTATTACATTAATAATCGAATACCAATCTCCTTAATACGCTGCCGACCGCTATGCCGGCAGCATCCGCAAGTATGTCCAGCCAGTCCCATCCCGAACCGACCTTACAGTTCTTCCTATACATCCAGTCAGCGGCTTCTTTCGTCACGCCTGCCGTAACGGCACAGAGTTCACCCGCTGTCAGCGTGATGGCAAGGCATGCAAGAAAATGCAGCAGCTTGTCGTTGAGTTTTAAAAGCATATCCAACATAACCATTATCCACAGTAAAAATGAATCCAATGACTACCGTCAAAAACGAAAAAGCAGGATATTTGATTGATTGAAGAAGCGTTCGTTGTGCCTCTGTTATTGGCATTCATCAGGGGACCTTTTACCCAAACATTCCGGTTCAACTGGTTCTTCAAATATACAATCCGGCCCGTAACAGCCGAACTTGGAAGAAACAGGGTAGGGTCAAAACTTAGATCCGGTCCTCCATATATGATAATATCATCGGTATCACTGACCGTATAGCTCGGTGGGGCAGACATCATGCTGCTGCCTAAATTGCGGACATTCGCTGCTAATCCGGAAACCCGTAATCTGCTTATTCTGACCGATTCACCGCTCCTGGCATTCAAATCTACATTACCCAATGCTTCTATCGCGCAAGTATCATATCCGGCCTGGGCCATCACTCTTACACCGGTTGAATGGTCACCGTAGGCATCCAAACTAAGTGCCGTAATCCCATCTCCACGAATGCGGCACATTGCCCCGGACGAGACATTCACTTCAAAAAATTTCCCGCCATCCTTGCCTATCCTCAATGTCGCGGTCGGATTTTCCTTTTCGTTTTCAAGTCCTCTGTTGGTTATCTTGAATGCACCGATATAACCTTCGGTTGCGGTAACACTGCCTGTAAACTCCCCGTCTGCGCCATCCAGATGCTTCACCTTCAGATTATCCACGTCGATAAGGTCTGCGTCTATCTTCCTGGCGAGTAAAAGCTGTGTACCCAGTAGCGGGTATTCCTGGATGGATTTCCAGGAAGTAGTGTCCGGGTTCTGGGCCACATCGTCGAACGGGTGCATCTCGCTGTTTCCGGCCACCGGATTCATCCACATGAATACAAACCCCTTATCCTTATCCAGGAAATATTCCCCATTCTTATACTTGAACGGCAGTGGTTTCCAGTCACCATCGACCGGGAACGGGGACGGGTTCTGACGCACAATGCTGGCCCTCTTCTGAGCAAGAAGGGTCTCGCGGGCACTATCACGGTACGCTTCCACAATCACGGAATCCGCATTGCCCCACTTGTCAGACGGAAGGTAGTATTCCCATTCGGACGATGCACCGGGGGAATCCGCCGTACCGATGTCCTTGCCGGCCGACTGGACATGCAGCCGCCAGAATACATCCAGCAGGGCCGCATCAGCCCCGCTGCGGTGCAGGGCTTTCAGCTTCAGCGGTGTAAGCTGCACATTGTTACAATCCACAGAGATGGCAGCCGGCTGGCACTCAATGTCAACGTATTCCACCGGGTCAGGCTCACGTACCGCCACGACACTCAAAAACGCTGTCACCATCATAGCTCAATAGGATTTGTATTCGTGGCGATTACTCTGAATGTCTTGGCCCGCGCCGCATCCGTATAGGTCAGTACGATGTCCTTGCCCTGGAACTTATTGCTATCCTTTCCCGACAGCGTGAACGGATTGTTCTCGCCATCGAATGTGGCGAAGTCCCAGCTTGCCACCGCCACTTCCTCTCCGGACTGACGTTTATAGGCATACGGAATAAGAGTTCCCGTTTCTCCCGGATATATCTGCCCGTCAGAAGCAAGCCCCTTGACCTTGAATGCCGCCAGTATAGGGTCGCTAAGGTCGAACACGGTAATGAAGCCCTTGGCAATGACTTTCGCATTCTGCACAGCCTCACAGCTTACCACCAGCGAACCGTCAATATCATTCGCGGCAATGTTCTGGGTTCCCTGAGTTCCGAGATTCTCTTCCCCGGAAGGCAGTTGCTTCTTCCATTGGAGCGTGATATTGCCCAAATCGTTGATAAGGTCTCCGCCACTGTACAGCGATGCCTTCAAAGTCAGCACTTCGGACGGATTGATTATCTGCGTACCCTTGTCTGAAGTGATGAATAACTCATACTGTTTACCGGATGATTCCTGGATGACAACATCCGTCGCAAGCTCGTTGAATGCGACCGTATGCCCGCCGATTTCAACCTCACCGGAAACGGTTATGCGGTCATTGTCATATCCGGAAATAGGTACGAGGTTCTTCATCACCCGAAGTCCCGTCATGGGATAGGACTGCGAGTCCACACTGACATTGTATCCAGTTACGCGCTTGAAAGTACCGGCAAACTGTTCCGTAGTACACAGCCCATCCTCCCCGAATGCAAGTTCGGTTCCGTTATACTTGAATACAAGTTTGGAAGGGATGAGGATACGCCCGCTGCTCACATCCCGCAATACGACGATGACAATAGGGCGTTTGTCCTCTGCCAACGCTTCAAAATCCGGTGTATACTTGTCGCTACCCTTTGTCCATGCCTGGATAAGCGGACCATTGTCCACGCGTACATACCCGTTGACGGTCGTTCCGTTGCTCACCGCCACGATAGCCAGTGAAGCGGTCACTTGATTCTGGTTCATCGTCTGCCTCCTTTCCTTTTTCCGTCAGTCTTTGCCCCGGCCGGCTGTTCCGGACCGGTCACGCTGAAACCGGGGTCTATTTCCTCTTCCTCTTCGGGTGTCACGCTGAAACCGGGGTCGATGTCCTCTGAACCCTGCATCGCTTCCTGCTGTTTCTCTATCAGTTCCTTCAACTCACGTGCCGAACCAATGATGTCGATGTCAAGAAGAGTACCCACATTTCGCATCTCACTGATAGGAATGTACACCCTGCCATCCGGAAGGGTATTCATTATCCCAAAGAATTTGCCTTCGAGCTTTGCCTTTTCTACAATTACGTACATATTGATTAAAGTTTAAAGTTGTTACTCAATTATTCATATACCGGACCCGTGGCAATGAATACCGTCTTTCCGTCAATCTGTGAGGAGATAACGGCACCTTCCTCGTCTCCCATCAGGGACTCACCTGTGAGAAGCCCCACTTCCGCCCACACCTGGAAGATATGTCCTGCCGGGAAACCCTTGTCCGCGGGAATGAACTCCAGCGTCCGCCCGCCGGTTGCCAGCACCTTCTCCGGCTCGCCCGGCTTCGCACTCTGGCCTTTCCATGTGATGCGGAAAAGGTCATCGTACTCTGTACCGTACTCGCGGCGGTTGTCGAAGATGCGTACCTCATAGGCGCTCGGCTGCTTCATATCATCGGAAAGGGTAAAACCCTTTGTCTGGATAATTTCGCAGTTGAGGGAAACGGCCATCTCCGTCTTTACCTCAATAACCTTTTCCAGCCGCCCGTCCGTAGGTGCCTGCGGTCTGCTGCCCGCATATTCACAGGCGCGGCAACGGAAGCTCGCACCGGTGACATACTTCGCCTGATACATCAGCTTGCGGGTGTACACACCGTTCCCGTCATGGCAGACAATACCGGGGTCGTCCGGCGTAACAGGACGGTATGCTCCGTTTTCGAGGATGTCCCAAAAGTATGCGGCGTGTTCATCATCCACGGGTTCAGTGCCCGTATAGAGCTGCGGTTCTATTGACCTTTCCCAATAGCCAGAACGGTCGGCCAGGCGCAGCGGGTCGGTCACCATCACGGAATCCCCCTTCAGACGCAGCGAATACGCCTTGTTGTCATAAAGGTGCGCATAGGACTTCACGCTCCGTTCACAGCGGACCTCGCGGTTCGTACGAGGGTCCGTGAATATCGCGATGCTGAAATACTCCACCGGCTTCTCCGGCGGCGTGTTCTTCCGGATGGTAAGCGCGTATTTGGGCACACCGCCGCTGCCGTCGGAAATGCTGTAATACTCACCCTCGACGATGCGGTTGGCCGACTTGTCACGGGGTGTGCCCTCGAACCACTCCACCCCCGTGAGTTCCATTTCACCGAATACCGTCTTCTCGTCGAATGCCGATACCTTCGGCACGATGACCAGCGGTGTCAGGGTCCGGTCGGGGCTGTATTCCCGCAGCTGCTTGTCATAGGTCTGCACGGGACTGCCCGACAGTACAATTATCTCTCCCTGGATGGAAAGGGGACTCACATAAATACGCCCCTGCTGTTTGTTACTCTTTATTCCCATAGTTATAATATGTCAAAACCAAATCTCTGTTCTATCTGCTGCATTTCCCCTTCAACCGGAATGAATACCCGGCATACGAAGGCAACGGACCTGCTTACAAAGCCGAAGTCTGAACCGACCCCGTGCTGGTTCCCGTTGTCGATATGGATGGCAAGCCTGTTGCCATCCACGTACTCTGGCGTCCAGAGGTTGTCCGCCGGAACATTGCCGCTGTCACGGAACCATTCCACTTCGGTGGCACCGTCCGCCATCACATCATCCGTTATATCCGTAGTTCCGAAATATATACGCCCGGACATTACCGTATCCACACCGCCTATGACGAATGCCTCCCCACCTGATAGTGAGAGCTGGAGCGAATATCTGCTGTCGCCCTCAAGGAGTCCCCACGACGGGGAGTTCCATTTCGGTTCATCGGTTGTCTTATCTGACAGACAGCCCCACTTGCAGCCAAGGTGGTAGACCGTATGCTGTTCCAGCAGGGTATATTCGCTGCCGGAAGGCTTTGCCAGTTCGTGCTGCACTAAGCGGTAAGGAGCACCGCTCTGGGCCGTTTCCGGCGACCAGACACCCCGGTCTACCATCTTGGGAACGACATCACCGTTATAGTCGAACTGATAGAATTTCTCGGCAATGACCGTCTGTGCAACGATGCCAACATCTTCGGTTGTCACCGGCAGTTTTTCGAGTGCCTTGATGTTAGGGAGTTTTCCGATTGTAAGCGCATAGTTGTAGTCCTCCAATATCGGCTTATAGACATTGGACAAAAACATGATGCGCCCCTCACGCGAAGAAATCATCCACGACTGCGCCCGCCCGTTAAAGCCACCTGCTTCAGGCAGCGTACTGTTACCCCTGCGGGTTACGTTGTAGCCGGCCAACGGCGGATAGTTCGTGCCTCCAGGCACTTCGCTGTCCGGATAGAGCACGACCGTTATGCTGTTCTCCTGCGCATTGGTGGTAAGAATACGCATCCAGCTTGTATAATAGTCGGAACCGCCCGTAAGCAGTGTGTTGATGATGGAGAAGCAGACATCATTCTCCTGGAACTTCATGAAGTCGAAGTCCGTGCGTTTCTCTATTTTCAAACGATAGGTGCTCTCGCCCAAATCCTCCACGGATTCTATCTTACCAATCTCGGTAAAGGAGTAATCAGATTCCATTCCTTGAATCTGGTTTATTATCAAGTCAAGCACTGACAATGAACCGCGCACTTCCAACCGTTCTACCTGTGCCCGGCCATCAGGAAATATCCCTGCACCCTTGCCAGCAATCATACTGTCTACGAATTCGCCGAACTCACCGCCTGCGAGGAGTTTCAAAAGATATTCAGTCTTATCGGACTTGTCTTTCCTTAAGAAAGTGACCAAAGACCTGCGTGCCGAGAATACATTGCTGTCGGAAGGGGCTGTCGTATCGTTCGTCCTGATTATATAGACCCCGTTTCCGCCGCCGGTATATGTCTGCCCCTTGTAGGTCAGGGAATCAATCTTGTCTTCCATATCCCCGATACGGGAATAGGGCATGCTCTCGCCGATTATGTATGTAGGGCTGTCCCAGGGCTTGTCAAGGTTAAACTCCCAACCGAGTATGCGGCTGTCGCGCCCGTTCTCAAAAAAAGCCCTGTTTACAAGGAACACTTTCTGTCCGAACTCATAGAAGCGTCTCAGCCGGTCGTTATACACCCATTCGGAATCAAGGGTCGTGTTATATGTACCGTCATCCCTTTTGCGTCGGTCGGCATACTCCTGCGCCTTTCCCTTAAGCTCCTGTTCGGCTTCTGGGGTATATCTGTCAGACACAAGCTGGATGTTGAAACCGGAAAGGACATACTCGTCGCCGTTTTCCGGACGAAGGGTATCATCGGGAAGCATACGCCCGTAATCCTCGTTTCTCACGATTTCCCAAAGCTGCGCGCCGCGCATGTCGTCTTTGGGGTCGGGATTGAAAATGACACCGAATTCCATGCCGTTAAGTTTGCCGGACTGGAACCGGATTCTCAGTTCCTGGCCTTCGATAAGATATTCATCCTTGAACTCCAGCCCGGTATCCTTGTAGCGGTAGTAGGTGACGGTCTCTTTCGTGCCGTTCTCGTCCTTCACCTCTTCGGTGCGGGTATGCACGTCGGATAATGTGCCCGTACGCCTGGGATAGACATTTTCAAATACGACAATGTCCTCTATCGCCTCCTCTTCGGACATGTCGGGATACACATCAATGTAAGGCGTGTCCGCGGGAAGCATCAGCCTGCGCTGGACTACGCCGTTGACAACCGTCTGTTCATCCACGGGACGGTAGTCTGCCGGAATATTCCGGGTAGAGCCGAACGCATAGATTCTGGTCGCATAAGTACCTTTGCTGTCGCTGCGGGTCATGGCTGACGCTTCAACCCCTAACTCGATTCTGACGGAATTACCATATTCATTTCGCCCAAAATGGATTATGTTATCCGTTATCCAGCAATCACAGTCCCATTTCTCCTTATCGGCCATGGAGAACAGGGCGTCAAGAAGGTTCATATTGTCGTACCTCATCGCAACGGCCTTGTTCTCCACTGTGGAATCTATGCTGAACTCAAACTCTTTTCCATTGTATGTATATCCGAGTGCCTTCAGGTTGCGGAGGAATACGCCGAGCTGCACGTCAAGGGGTGCGGTCAGAGACCATGAAGCCTCATGGCCGGCATGTTCGGGAGTGTACTTGAAAATCTTGTTCTTCCACTTCCAGTAATACGCGTCCATGCGCAGCTCATAGTCATATCCCCCGGTAGAAGCATTGAAGGCAGGTTTCTGCAAATCCACTATCTCATAGACCTTGGACAGCAGTCCGCCCAGGGACTCGTCAAGCACTCCCGACAAATCCACGTAGTCGCCGAGCTTGAAATACACCGGGTCGGGAACGCTGAACGGAAGGATGATATAGTCTTCCTTCATCAGGGTAAACCTGCCTTTAGCCCCGGCATTAATGGGGGTCGAAAATCTTGTCTTACCGGATATGTCTTTGATGTCTACCATAACGCATCCAAAGTTCGCAGATAAAAAAAAGAGTGCCCTATTTTGGACACTCATATACACGACAATAAATCCAATGTCGTGAATTAGGTTCTGTTTGCTGGGTTTGGCTCGTTAAACTTGGCTGAAATTTTTCCGAAAGTCTGGTCAAAACTCTGTGCATAAGCAACGCTTTTCCCAAGATAAATCAGATGATAAATCTCATTACTGTTAGCCGGAACTTGAATATCAACCACACCTTTATACAATTCTTCAAAGAAAGCTTTTTTCTTTGCTTGATAGTCGGATTGGGAATTTCCTTCAATTGTAAAAGAAAGTGTTATTTCCCGTTCATCTATTTTGGGGTCATTGATTATCACACGTTTTCCATGTTCCAACCGGGACTTATTTTCTATAAATTCTTTTATGGGTGATGATGCCCCAAGTACATCAAGAAAGCCCTCTCCCATTCTTACCCCCCATGTTGTGTAGGCGTCTTGGGTATTTATCAATAAATCTGACATAGTTTATAATTTAGATGTATTGTTTTTCACTTCTGCCATATCTTTCTGAATTTGAATGATTGGTTTTACAATAGCTCCTGTATTTTCCGAAATCTGTACCAATTCAAGATAAGATTGTGCTATCAAATCTCGCGTATCATCAGCGATATTCCTTGTTTCCGTATTTATGGAAAGTAGAGCATCTGCTTTTACTGTCAGTAGATTAAGTGATTGAGATTGAATAATATTCTGATTCTTTATCTCTTCTCCTGCAATCTGCAATGCTGTAAACCGCCCGTTCAACTCTTCGCCGGTATCTTGACTCATTGTCTGAAAGCCTTTGGATGAAGCTGACTGCGATGTTGATTCTTGCGAAATTTTATCATATCCGGTTGCTGCGGCAAGCTCGTCACGAAGCTTCATGGCTTCATCCACATAACCCATGTACTCATCCATCAGCTCCTTACGCTCATTATTATCAAGCGTACCATCATCTTTCATGGCTTCACCGAATTTGTCATACCATGTTCTCAGTTTGTCACTAAACTGTTCACCGATGGCATTTGACAGCATTGCCTGCATAAAATATTTGGATATGTCATCAGCAACATCCTCAGCACTCTTCTCCATGTCCATCAGACTGCTTACAAAACTGTCATACATGGAATCGAATGACATTCCGGTCAGACCCTCATAAAGATTATCGGTCAACTCCTCCAGTTTGCCGGCCTGCTCAATATAATCATCAAGTTTATCGGTTACACGTTCACCATAACCACCTTTCCCGGCATTCTGCATCTTTGTCCATATATCAACATTACTACGGAGTTTTTCCATCTCTTCAGGTGTCAGCTCCCATAATGAAGAAGTTCCGGTAAAATTCTTGTTTATGTTCTGTTGAATCCATTTCAAGTCTTCGGCAGACCATCTCATGTAGTATTGCCAACTCTTATGTGAATTATGGTAACCTGCCTGTTCACGGGCGATATTCAGATAATTGGAGTTCTGCTCTTTCTGGTATTCATAAGCACTTCTATACGCAGCTACGGATTTCGTTCCTTTGCTTGCCTTTATCTCATCTGTTAATGATTCGATAGAAGTCTGTAGCGTCTCGTTACGGTCGGCAAGACGATTAATGGAATCCTGTACCTCCTTTGCATTGCTTCCACTCCAATTAATTACCCCACCTAATGATGTGATACTTGTCAAAGCTCCTTTTATTGTTTGCAAACCACCAGTAACAATAGACATTGGTTTCATTAGGTCTATACTTCCAAGTCCATCCAACATCTCGCCAAACCCGGACATTGTTCCCTCCAACCATTCAGGTGTTTTTGTACCAAGCGTTTCCATGATACCGATAACTTGATTACCGGCATCAACATATTGACCTATCTCATCAACGCCATGATGTAAAACGGTAGTAGCTTCCGATATCGCTTTCTGTTTGTTGTTTTTTGCGCTTTCAAGAGTAGCCTTTGCATTCTTCTTTTCTTCGTCTGTACCTTCTTTGAGCGTTTTGTTATACGCTTCCTGCGCTTCACGTTGAGCATCAGTGGCATCTTTAAGGGATTTAAAGGAAACAGACATAGCTTCAAAAGGATTGCGTTCTGAAACCTTATCATCAATCCTTTCGATAGCATCTACCAGTTCTTTCAGATTTTCAGGAGATAAATCTTTTTGAGACGAAGTGAAGTCTTTAAGGTTAACTTTCAACTTTTTCAAAGTATCAGTAGAAACCTTGTCAAGATTACCAAAGACTTGTTCCCAATTCATATTTTTCTTAAATTGTTCAGTATCAAGTTTGAATATATCTTCATTCTTGATTTCTGCACGCTTTTCAACGCTTCGGTCAATCTTGGCTATCCCATCAGCATCGCCTTTTGCTTCCGCTTTCCTACGGGCTTCCTGCAATACAGCAATATCATCGTTAAACTTTTTTTCAATGGCAAGACGTTCATCCGTATAAGACAAATATTGCTCTGTCAAATCCTTGTATGCTTTTTCATTATTGGCAATGGCAGCCTTGTAAAGTTCATCAAAATGCTTCCGTTCGTTATCGGAAAGTTCAATACCGGTAGCATCAAAAGATTTTCCTTTGTTTTCGGGATTAGCATCCCACGCAGTACGGGCATCCTCAATCTTCTTTCTCAAAGCATCCTCTTTTTGACGGTCAATAGCCTGCATCTCCTTCTCGAAGTTGAGTTCCATTTCAGCAATGGTCTTGGCAGAGCCTTCATCCATAGCTTTGATTCGGGCTTCATCAACTCTCATTTGCAAATCCTCGGCATTGCGTTTTTGTTCCAACGCTTGTTTCTCAAGGAGAACATTATATTTATCAGTCTGCTTACGAAGTTTCTCGGTTTGATTCTCCTGTTTGGTTAATGAGCTTCCGGTAATGCCGCCCAAATTTTTATAGGCTTTTTCAGTTGTTTCCGCCCGTTTCTTAGCCTCTTCATACTGCTTTGAAGTAAACTTGGATTTATCCTTTTCTATTTCAGAAAGTTTCTTCTTAGCATCATCCCAGTCTTTCTTCGCTTTCTCATAATCCTGCTTGTAGGTGGTTTTATTCTTCTCTGAATCAATTCGGGTTTGCTTGACTGATTTTGCTGTATCTATAAGTGTTTTTATGTCTTTCACATTATAGATTGCTTCATCAGACAAAGTACCCTTAATATCAATAGGCAAACGAAGTTTCACAGTTCCATTTTCCCCCTTTCCTCTGATACGCTTCTCCAACTCAGAGATGTAGCGGTCAAACTCATTAGTATTAACATCTTTAAGATTGGAAATGAACTGTTCGGAGATGCCTTTGCCTTTTTCTTGCAGCATGACATCACGCATAGCACGCAATTCTTTTAGTTTCTTCACATATCCATCAACGCCTTGCTGACCGGAAAGAGTTTTCAGCAGATTCTCGTAATATTTGATTTCAGATTCAATGTTAGAAAGTTCCTTGGTTTGCTTTTCTCCGGCACGTTTTGCATCTTCTTCTGCTATCTGTTGCTTTCGTTTAAGTATATCAGCCAACTTAATGGTTTCGATGTCATATTGAGCGAATATCTTAGGGTATTCTTTTCTTAACTCCGCTAAACTTCGACCTCTTTGTAAATCCGACAACGCTATATCACGAGAACTTTGTACGAGGGAATCAATCTTCTGTTTGTGTTCTTCTTCTTGCTTTTTAGCTTCTTCTTGCTGTTCATTAAACCTTCTCTGTGCCTTTTCTGTTTCTGTTGCCGAATCGCGGAAAGCCAACATTGCAACTCCAAGTCCTACTACAGCAGTAGCCAACAACACATAAGGATTGGTAAGCATTGCAGCGTTTAAAGCTAACTGCGCCTTTCTTGCTAATAAACGGGCATTGGTAAGTCCAATCTCCACAAGAGTATGTTTACTTTCGGCAGCAGTAACAAGCATCACTGCGGTCCGGTATGTACCATAAGTAACCACTAATCCAGCCAAGACCTTACCTACTGTTTCATAATTCTGAATCAACGAAGTTGTCATTTGAATACCGTCCATAATAACACTTTCCGACTTAGTTCCCAATTCGTTAAACACGGAATCCAAAGCATCCTGCATCATAGACAACTGACCATTGATAGTCTTTGAAGCATTCTCAGACATATTATAGAACTTACCACCTGCGGAAGTTGCATCAATGAATGCCTGTTGAACCATTTCAGCGGAAACAGCACCTTTGGACATTTCATCTTTCAAAGTTGCGATAGATTTTCCGGTCTTTTCGGAGATAATCTGTAACGGGTTGAATCCAGCGTTTATCATTTGATTCAAATCCTGCCCCATAAGTTTACCCGCTGCTGACATCTGTGAAAATGCCAAAGTCAGCGAATTGAACTTACTGGATTCCCCCATAGAAATATCACTAATGGCTTTCAAGTATTTGATAGTGTCTTCTGCTTGTATGTTAAATCCAAGCATCATCTTTTCTGCTCCAACCATATCTGACATAGTAAGTGGAGAAATCTTAGCCAGCTCCTTGATTTGCGGAATCAGTTGCCCTGCCATATCCTTTCCAACCATAGTCTCAATAGCGGTCTGCATGGATTGAAATTCTCCACGAACACGAATCATTTCAGAACCTAATGCCTTTAATACTCCAGCACCACCAATAACCGCCAATGCTTTCTTCCAAGAAATAGCGATACCTTCGTTAGTTTCTACTACTTGTTTCCCATCATTCTTATAAAGTTCATACTCATCCCGTAATTTCTTTACTGACAATCGAGCGTTAGCCTGTTCCTGGGTGAGGTTAAATAAAGAACTTTTTTGCTCTTTCAATTTTTCATTTGTAGACCTTATTTTAGCTTCTAAGGAAGAAGTATCACCATCCTGTTTTAATGCTTCACGATACTTGTCTTTTAATCCTGCTAACTCATTTTTCAATTGTTGGATAGTTTCACGTTGAAATGTTATTTTTTCCGACAATCCATTCACTACCTGAGAAGCATCGAAGATTTTCCTTTTGAATCCTGTTTCCATCTCTGCTCCAGCTTTGGCTGCATTAGTCACCAACTCATCCAATCTTTGGTTGGATGTAGCAAGTTGGGCATTCAAAGCCTTGAAAGCAGCAGGAGACTGCGTGCCATCCATGCTCATTAACTCCTGCTTTAATTTTGCAATTTCATTACGAAGTCTTACAACTTCTTCCCAGTCACTACCTACCTTAAAATATAATTTCGCCATATCTATTTCTTTTTCCTACGATTAGCCAATTCCTTACCACTGATTCTATTCACCTTCTGACCACCATATACTGCGTGTAATTTATCCCGTTGCATCATCAGCAGATTCCGATAAGGGATAATCTCAAACAC